ATGACGAAGAAAAAAGCACATAAACCTGGTTCAGCGACCATCGCGCTTAACAAGCGCGCCCGTCACGAATACTTTATTGAAGAAGAGTTCGAAGCGGGACTTGCCCTGCAAGGCTGGGAAGTTAAATCCCTGCGCGCAGGAAAAGCCAATATTAGCGACAGCTATGTCCTTCTGCGCGACGGAGAAGCGTTCCTGTTTGGCGCAAACATCACGCCAATGGCTGTGGCTTCTACGCATGTGGTGTGCGATCCTACCCGTACCCGCAAGTTACTTCTCAACCAGCGCGAACTTGATTCGTTGTACGGTCGCGTCAATCGAGAAGGCTATACCGTAGTGGCGCTCTCCCTGTACTGGAAAAATGCCTGGTGCAAAGTGAAAATCGGCGTCGCCAAAGGTAAGAAACAGCACGATAAACGTTCAGATATCAAAGAACGCGAATGGCAGGTGGATAAAGCGCGTATCATGAAAAACGCCCACCGTTAAACCTGCACTCCAATTCTTGACCTGTTCCTCACCGCGCCTCCCTCTCCGGCGGCGCGAATGAACATCTTATTGGCTATCACATCCGACAAAAATGTTGCCATCCCATTGCTTAATCGAATAAAAATCAGGCTACATGGGTGCTAAATCTTTAACGATAACGCCATTGAGGCTGGTCATAGCGCTCATAAATCTGGTATACTTGCCGTTACACATTGGGGCTGATTCTGGATTCGACGGGATTTGCGAAACCCAAGGTGCATGCCGAGGGGCGGTTGGCCTCGTAAAAAGCCGCAAAAAATAGTCGCAAACGACGAAAACTACGCTTTAGCAGCTTAATAACCTGCTTAGAGCCCTCTCTCCCTAGCCTCCGCTCTTAGGACGGGGATCAAGAGAGGTCAAACCCAAAAGAGATCGCGTGGAAGCCCTGCCTGGGGTTGAAGCGTTAAAACTTAATCAGGCTAGTTTGTTAGTGGCGTGTCCGTCCGCAGCTGGCAAGCGAATGTAAAGACTGACTAAGCATGTAGTACCGAGGACGTAGGAATTTCGGACGCGGGTTCAACTCCCGCCAGCTCCACCACTTTAAGAAGGACTACAACCGGACAGTAGCAATAAATACAGCCACTTACGGACACAAGCCAGACAGTAGTCGGACTGAAAAAAGACAAAAATATACACGTGAAATGCACGTGCACTTCTAAAAAACCCCAGTTATCACCGACTGGGGTTTTTCAATTTGTAACTAAGGGTAACAACCCCCCCGTTTTTTTCATCTCACTCACCTTGATACTGTTTATTTGTACAGTTAAAAATAATACTGTATACAAACACAGTATAGAGGGACTTTTATGCGTATTGAGATCTGCATAGCCAAAGAAAAAATGACTAAAATGCCAAACGGTGCTGTGGATGCGTTAAAGGAAGAATTAACCCGACGCATCAGTAAACGTTATGACGATGTAGAGGTGATCGTAAAAGCCACCAGCAACGATGGCCTTTCTGTTACGCGCACCGCCGATAAAGATTCAGCTAAAACTTTTGTTCAGGAGACTCTGAAAGATACCTGGAAGTCTGCTGACGAGTGGTTTGTTCACTAATTAACACGTAAAATCGGTAACGGCTGGAAATCATTCAATACTCGCACTATCGAAAGTTCACCAGCCAACCGCAGCACGTCCTGCATACGTCGTGTCTGCGGTTTTTCTTTTTCGCTTACATTGTGTCTGGTTCTTCCGGCCACTCAATATCAGGTGCAGTTGATGTATCAACACGGTTCAGCAACACCCGATACTTTTTCTAGGCTTCCAGCAATGAGGTTTCTTCCTCCGTTGCAATTTCCAGATCTGCAGCATCCTGAAGTGGGGCGCACCACGCAAACATCACAAAATATTGTCGCTGCGATGAACCTGTACAATAAATAATGAATCACGGTACGTTTCTGTGTATAACGTACTGTAGTTTTCTTTACGATTTATAGCTGTACTGGTGAGCCATGAGTAATCTGAATCCATGCATGGCGTGTGGTGCCGTTGTGCATTTTCTGCGTCTCTTTTACTGGTCCGAAGCCGATGATGCTGAAGCAGTCCTCTCCTCTAGCCTCATCCCTGTATAGCACGCATCAAATAATCTGGGATATCATTTCGTAGTTTTACAATATCAATATCCGAATCGATATGTTTCTGGTAAAACTTGTCCGCAAGCAAGTTTGCTATGGTATCTGATGTACGATTTTTTACATCCCGGCTCATACCATCACAAAGAGCATCCATTTTCTTGCCAAAAGAAGCACTCCCCATTATTACATGATTAATAGAACTTTGTGCTGCCTTAACATCAAGGGTTAGTTGATTCTCCTGGCTCACAAGAAAAAAGACTCTTTGCCTCTCTTCAGTGGAAATTTTTGCATTTTTTTGAAAACAGTAATTATCAATCTCCTGGTTGATCACCCTTGAGGGATATACTATCCGTTCATCTTTTATCCACTCATCAATATCTTTAGTACTCTGCCTTCTCACCGTTTCCAGTATATTGCCGCTAAATTTGCGAACAGAAAAGCTAATAGTCCGTTCTCCAATTGAACATTTTACGACCTCATCATTCTTCCCTCGGAAAGAGTTCCTGAAGGAGTTCTCTCTATGGCAACTTATATCAAAAGAGCTGAAAGACATACCTGTAGTATTCATCGGCATTATAATTCCTTTTTATAAAAAAGTGTTTACAATATTGCATACTTGCGTTTATTGTAGCCAGAAAAAACATGCATGCAATAATATTCTATTAAAAATTGTATTGTTTTATTCACATATCATGAGCGGCATGTTGATTCTTGTTACCAATATAGTTCACAATATGGATTAAAAAGGATAATAATATGCCAGTCATATTAAATTTTTCTAATGGAAGTGTATTGCCGGAAAATGAGCTGGAGGCTTTACGACATATAGCAAGAAGCAACCAGAATGACACTATTACTATAGGAGGCCGTAATATGAGGCTTCATTATATCCAGTTTATGGATGGTTTTAGTGTTGAGCCTATTCTTGGTGGACTTTGGGACCATCTTGGGGCAAGAGAGGCTCATCATCTCGCAGACCGCCTGACAAGACAACTTAACGGAGGTAACACTTTTCTGCAGGCATACAGCTTATATCTGGAGCAGAGGCAAGCTGCCCCGCTTGTGCAGGAGAGCGTCATAAAAACACTACTAGATCGAATAAATTCGAATGCATTTCCCGTTAGTTTACAAGACTTTTCCTGTACTGAGGAACATCTTAATTGTCCGATAACGCTACATATTCCTGAGACAGGTGTTTTTGTCAGAAATGCTCGAAATTCAGAAATATGTGCATTATATGATCAGGAAGCATTGACTGAACTTATCCTGCGTAACGCTCTCCACCCCCTCAGCCGTGACCCCTTTGCTCCAGAAATGATTATAAGCAAAGACAAGTGTCATTTTAATATAACAAAACAATGTTTTTACGCATTACCCATATACCCACTTCAACAAAACAGTATTTAAAAATAAAAGCACAATATAAGAAGCATATTTTCAATAAGTTAATCACCATATAACAAACATATAGCGAGGAGACTATTTATGCCCAAAATATCATCAGTTGTATCATCATGTTACCATCTGTTCAGTGAACATCAACAACTTTCAAATGAAACAACAATGACGAACCCCGTCTCCAGAAGAATTGTTCATAAAGAATATGGTATATCTTTAAAATCCGTTCCTGTATGGTTGGCTACAGCTAAAACTCCCCTTGCTCTACTCAATGGCAGACATACAAGAAGTCACTCATTTATTATTGCAGGGACCCCAGGAATGGGAAGCAGGAGCGGAGCCCAATACTATGCCATAAACAGTGATGATAAACGCTCCCGAATAGACATTGACTCTTTATTTTTAAAAAAGTTAAATAATGTGCGAAATCAAAATAAATTTCCAATCGATGTAAAAGAAACGGTTATAAAACTACAAGGGCAAAAATTCACATGCATTGAAGATTTTTATAAAAGGTATAATGAAACCAGGTTAAAGGCCAATACCAATATCCAACAAGAACAAATTGCAGATGAAGTAAAATCACTTACATATTTGATTCCTTCAGAAAAAAAAGAGATGTGGATATATAAAAACAATGGAAAAGATAATGCAAAACCAAACTTAGGAGAGCGAGACGTAAGAATGTTCGAAAATATTAGTTCTGATGATACAGATAAGATAACAGGAAGGAAATTTTCAGAGTTAGGTGAGTATCTTTATTCAGGGAATGTAATAAAACTCAGTCAGTTATCAATTCGTTACTTACCCAATATCAGCTCAATCTCATTAATAGAGACAAAACAGAGTTTGTTGCTACATCGATTGTATTCAGATGAAGTACTTCAGAGAAATGGAACGCTTATCCCGACACCACTACATGAAGAAAAATCAATTCCAGCTGACAATATAAAAACAATGCTCAACAACATACCGACTTACAAAATGTTACCGCCATTCACAGAAACACAAGGTAATTGTTCTTCTGGCGCAGCCACGTTTTTACGCAAATCAGGCGCCGAAGAAAAAGATATTCTTGCATGTAGCCCCCGAAATTATGGGCTGCATCATAACATAAAAACATGGGACCCCTTGGTTAGAAATTAAGGATCCAAATATTATATATTTCATATAAAGCAAGAAAAAAATATTGTCTGAATAATTGTTCAGACAATATATCCTTACATGGCACTATTATAATAAACTATTAATATAAAAACACACCAACAAAAAAAATTAAGCATCACTTGCAACAAAGGATTCTTTTTTTGAATCAAAGTGACATTCGTCTTTTCTCATAATCATTGATTCTGTTATAGGTTCTCGACTCAGAGGATGAGCTCCACCAGTTTCAACAAGTTGCACTAACGTGTCCTTATCATATAGAGAGCATATCTCAGCACCTTGTGAGTTTCTCATGAACACTCCATTCGCAGGTGTGTCCAGCGTTATCGGGCATGTCAAAAATGACTCCGGGCAAGAAAAGTGATTAGAATCCGTTCCAAATACACAGGAATTTATTTTTTCCATTAATATTTTATTACTTGTTTTATTTTCTCTGTGTTCTGCCATGACACTCTGAAAATAGTTATTAACACTCCTTAAAAAATCGACACCTCCATTTAATTGCCTTTCCAGAGCCACAGCCCTTCTATCCATTCGATGCTCACGCCCCAATAACCTATCCAGTAAGCCTCCTCTCACCGGTTCAACTGAAAATCCATCCAGTAGTTGGACATAGTGAACAGAATATTGGCCACTACCAATGGATATTCTTATTCCACTTTCAAGTCTGGCTGCATCCTGCAAAGACTGTACTCTTGCAGGAGATAATTGAGATATACTTGGGATACTTAAGGTGGTAACAGGCATAAAAACCTCATTCAGTAATTCATATCAGTTTGCAGGATGTTTCATTAAATAAAATAAATGGTAATGTTCATTTCAATTACCCTTTATAATGAAGTTTCCTCTGGTATCGTCATAAATGCATTCTTCATGTTTTACAATTATTGATGCCGTTATTGGTTCCCGGGTCAGTGGGTGGGGTAAGCCTTCACCAACCAAACGAGAAAATGCAGCGGCATCAAATAAAGTACATACATCTGAACCATCTGAATTCTTCACAAAAATACCTTTTTCAGGCTGCTCCAGTGTAATTGGACACTGAATAGCCTCAAGCGGGCACTGAAGTCTCTCTGGACAAACAGAAAACTTACATTGAGATATTTTGTTCTGAATACTCTCTTGCGATTGTGCTTCACCTGAGTCCGAAAGCATACTTAGCATTCTCTCACCAAGGGCTCGAGGACCACTATTAAATCCCAAAAGCAATAACTCAGAAAGCAATCCGCCATTACCGCCACTGGATGAAAAGCGCCCATTAGTAGAATCATACACAATACTGACAGTTTCACCACCGACTGTAATATCTCCGCGCCCATTGGCTACAATTCGGGCACGAACAACCTCCACCCCAAGATTAAATGAATGTGATCTAATATCTGAGGTTAATGGCATAACAAAGCTCCCTATTTTAATTTGAACTCCAGACTTAAATAGCTGTAACAAACATCCCCCATACGTGACAACAAAAAACCGGAGCCGGACTCCGGTTTTTGTGAAGCTGTCGGCTATTTCATCCCGCCAATATTTTCCCACGTCCCGTCAGCACGCAGGATTTGCAGCGGTCTTACCACACACTGTATCTGCTTTTTATCCGCATCCAGTATCACCACCTGCGTGATTACCCTGTCCTGCTCCGGGATAATACCATTCTCATCTGACTCCAGGATGTCTGCCGGCCCCAGTCGCAGCTGTGCTGTAAGTAACTCCCCGTGTTCACGGTCATCATGCTTTCCGCAACCACACAGACGCTGCATAAGTTTTTTTAGTATGTTCATGTCATTCTCCTGTTCTGCCTGTATCACTGCCCACTTCATCCAGCCCCTTAACATCCTGCCACGGCCCGTCACCAAACCTGACCTGCAAATGCTGAAAAAAAACCTGAACCCGTGTGGCATCTTTGGGGGCAAGAAAGGTCAGTCCGGTGATGAGTGCGCCATCTGTATCCGGGAACCAGCCATTGCTGTTTGTCTCAATAATGTTTCCCGGCCCCAGACGAAAACGGATTTGTGTCTCCCCCGGGTCGCCCTTCGGTCCCTGAGGTCCGGTTGCCCCCACCGGGCCAGCCGCACCTGTTTCTCCTTTCGGTCCCTGTGGGCCTGCCGGGCCTGCCGGGCCTGCCGGACCAGCATCACCTGCCGGCCCCCTTTCACCGGTTGCCCCTGCCGGACCGGTGTCTCCACGCTCTCCTTTATCTCCCTTCGGCCCCTGAGGACCCGCGGGACCCGGTTCCCCCTTTGGCCCGGGAGGCCCCACCACCGTGGGGATTCGGTTTACGGCCTCTTCCGCTGACTGTGCGCTTTCTGCTGACTCCCGGGCTTTTTCTGTTGCGGTCGTTGCATCCCTGGCTGCATTACCGGCTGCACTTTCTGCCGTCTTTTTTGACAACTCAGCATCTGCTGCACTTTGTAATGACTCACTGGCTTTTTGAGCGGCCGCAGAGGCCGAGGACGAGGACGCCTCCTCTGACTGCTTTGCAGCGGCTGCACTTTCTGCCGCCTGCCGGGCTGACTCCGATGCATCCCCTGCTGAAGTGTCAGCATTTGCCGCGCTCTCTTCTGCCTGACTGGCTGATATGCCGGCATTCCTCGCGGACGTCTCCGCCTCTCCGGCATTCTTCTTCGCCTCCTCAGCGTGACGCGCCGCTTCTTCCACCATCAGTTCAAAACGGCGCAGTGCCTCCGGCCGGACGTCATCCTCCGACATGGCACCGAGAAAATCATTCAGCGTCCCCGGTTGAGAATCTTCATACACGGTGATGGTCCCGGCATGTGACGGCGGGAACCCTTCCACCAACAGAATAACGCTGTACTGACCGTACTCAACGTCCATGCTGTAACGACCGGCTTCATCCGGATTTTCAGAGGCCACCGTGTTCACAACCACCGTGCTGCTGGTCCGTCTGGCTTTCAGTTGAATGGTGCAGTTCTCTACCGGTTTTCCTGTGCCGTCTTTCAGTACACCTGAAATCTTTACTGCCATATTCACCCCACAAAAAAGCCCGCCTGAACCGGCGGGCTGTCATAACACTGTGTTACCTGGCTAATCAGAACTTATAACCGACACCCACGATGAAACCGTCAGTGCGCCAGTCGCCACTGCCGGAGCCTTCATAAGCAATATCAATGGCCACGGATTCGGTCGGGTTAAACTGCACGCCAGCCCCCCACGCCAGAGACGTGTTGCTGTGGCGACCGTCATCACTTCCGGTCAGCACATCGTGCGTTTTCCCCTTGTTGTCAGTTACGCGAAGATAATCCCCGGAGAAAGTCGACACACGGCTGTAAGCCACACCCGCCATCGCATACGCGCTGAACCATTCATTCACGCGCACAGACGGCCCCGCCATTACGCTGAACCAGCGGTTACGAACGGAATCTTCATGCCAGCGGGTATCGCTGTAACGGGTCAGCTGGCGATTCCTGTCTCCTGCATAGCTGAATGACGTCACCAGCCCCAGCGTGTCCGTAAATTCATAACGGTATTTCACGTTAATCCCGTTAAGATTATCGCTACCGGGAGCGCTCGTCCGGGCATGAAGATACCCCGCGCTCAGCGTGGCCTGCTGCTCAGACGCCCATGCAGGCGCGCCGGATACGGCCAGACAGATGGCTGCGGACAAAATGGCGGCATAAAGTTTACGCATAATTACCTCTCGCTTTTCTGCAATAAAAAAGGCGCCATTTCTGGCGCCCGTATATGGGTTATAAAATTCAGCTGATACTGATGCCTGCGGTGGCTTTCTTCATCACCACAACCAGCAAATCGCTGATACTTGCTGTGGGATACCAGTTATTCACCAGCCATGCTGACACCGAAAACTCCAGCGTCATGTGACCGTGACCGGCAGGCATATCAATAACGCCACTGTAAATCAGCGTATTATCCAGCGCGGTACGGTTATAAATTTCAGCACCGTTTTTCCGCACTATCAGACGGCATGAGGAGTAAATATCAGTATGCTCTCTCTCTCATGTTTAGCGCCGCTGAATGCCACCGCCGGAATAACAATCTGCCGGTCAAACGGCTGATCGTCATAAACCCTGACGGTAATGGTCCCTGATGGCCACCGTTCCGGTGCACGGGAGTCCCGGGGGAAAGCTTTGCCCACTGTTTTAACGAGATCGCCTTCAATCTGGTTCGCGGACAGTTTTCCCAGAACCCGACAGTTCTCGTTAATCGTGACGTTGTTGAGCGTCCCGGAGTTCGCATTCACACTGCCACTGATATCCGCATTTTTAGCGGTCAGCTTTCCGTCTGATGTCAGGGAAAATGCCGGAGGATTGCCGCCACTGGTAATGGTGGGAGCCGTCAGATATTTCAGGAACACTTCATTCATGAATATCTGATCGCCCTGACCAACAAACATCGGCTTTGTGTTGCCATTCGCAGGATTAATCATCGCAATCCTGTCTGCCGCCAGCAGCACCTGACTCTGCATGCCGTCAGAGGTGTTCTCAATACCGGCACCGATACCCGCAATATAAAGGCGTCCGTCCTGCATCTGCTGCAGCTTCACTGCCCACATGCTGTTCAGGTTATTATTTGTATCAACCTGAACCTTCTGTATCTGCTGGATCGCTGCACTCTGGTCTTCCAGTTTCTTATTGACGGTCTGCGTGATTTCATTACTGACATCCGTGATGGACGTTCTGATTTCCGCCAGGTCAGGCGCAAGCTGACCGTTATCAATCTGAGTCCACAACTCCTGAGCCAGATGGGTTTTCCCTATCTCTCCTTTGAAAAAATCCAGATAGCCGGATGCATCATCACTCGGCTGGCCAACAGCCTCCACAAATGCCGATTTGCCAACGGTGTTCACACTGCGGATATAAAAGTAATAATCATGGCCCGGTTTGATATTGATACTGGCGGCTATCCAGTACAGCCCCGTGCCAAGGTAGCGGGCTGTGGTTTCAACCTGCCTGATATCGGTAATCCGCGTTTCCGAAAACCAGAACTCAAACTGTACCGTCGGGTCATACACCGCAAGACGCGGGACCGCTGTTATCTGAAAATAGCCCGGTGTCAGCTCAATCTGTGACGGCGCTGCCGGTGCGGCAATCCGGAACGATACCGACGCCGGATCGCCCTGCTGCCCCCACGCATTTACCGCCCGGACTGTCAGCCTGTAGTTCCCCGGCGCCAGTTGCGTGAAGCGGTATGTGGTTTCCGTCGTCCGGGCCGTGCTGACCAGCCGCTCACTGCCGTCATCCGCGGCCACGGTCAGGCGAAGCATAAAGCTCACGCCCTTCACCACCTTCGGCGTGTCCCATTTCGCCTGCGCCAGATACTGACCGTCAGCTGCGCTCACCTCCACCGTCAGGTGCTGCACTGCCGGAGGGATGACGCTGTTCAGGGTGCCTGACTGCGGCTCAAAGCGGGCACCGTTATCCACGATGGCTTCTTTTTCCGGTACGTGCTGCACCGCCGTCGATGGCAAAGGTGCCGTCCGTGTTTTTCCCGGACGGAGACACAGCGGAACAGGCGACGGCGCAGT